CCTTCTTTGAGAGGACCAAACTTCAACTTAGTAGAAGAGACTAACACTCAATCTACTGAGTTTATGTCTTTTGAAGATCTTTACAACTACCCAGTTAGTAGAAACTATTATGAAGTAAGTACTTTCTTATCCCAGAGTGGAGTAGAGGTAAACATAGATTATTTAGAATATGAAAACTTCATCAACTTCTCCTCTGCGGAAGAGAGATTGATAAACTTCAAATACAAGTTAGAGTTATTACAGAACTATGACCACTCTTCTTCTATTGACTCACATAATAAAATCCACTTTGATAATCTTATTACAGATATCACAAGTAGGTTTGATGGATATGAAAGATTCCTGTACTACCAGAGTGGTTCTAAATCTTGGCCGAAAACCAATGATACTAAACCTTATGAAGTAGAGACAGTATTCAGTTCTTCACAGTGGTACAATCAGGAGATAGAATCAGCGAGTCTTTATGATGAAAACAATAGTAACAGACTAAGATACACTCTACCAGAGTTTATTAGAGAGGATCAGAACAACTCCTCACATCTTCTATTCTTAGATATGATTGGTCAACATTTTGATCAGTTATGGGTATCAGCGAAAGGATTATCAAAAAGATATGACGCTGACAATAGATTAGATAAAGGTGTATCAAAAGAGATAGTTGGAGACTTACTAAAATCCTTTGGTACTAAACTTTACTCTTCCAACTTCTCCTCAAAGAACTTAGCGGCTACTTTACAAGGAGAGTTCTATCAATCTGGATCAGAAGAGATAAATCATTTCATCACAGCGTCGAATGAACCTACACCTGATAAGGATATTGTTCAAGAGACTTACAAGAGACTTTACCACAACCTACCTTACCTAACTAAAACAAAGGGTACCTTGAGAGGTTTGAAATCTCTTATCACTACCTTTGGAGTACCCGCTGAATATGGTCTAAACACTGGATCTATTTACATTCAGGAGTATGGAGGAGAGATTCAAAATGATGAGTTCTATTCAGGATACACTTACCCTATCTCTTCAGATTTAGATAAGATAAAGATAGATAACACAGGATCATACATAGGTAAGACTTTATCTCCACACACTTCTATTAGAAAGGTAAAGGATGTTATTAGTCAAGATATTCATGTGATTGATGTAGGTATCTCACCAACTGATGAATCAAACAGATACATTGAAGAGAATGTAAAAACCTTCTACACTGAACCATCAGCGTACGCTATCCCTGATGAAGGTTTATCCGCCTATGTTATGGGGAGTGGATTCAATGTAGATGAACACATAGGAGATCCAAGAGAAGGAACAGGTAACAAATACAAATCACTACAGAATCTAAACAAGATAGTAACTCATGGTTTAGATAGATACAATCTTTATTCTGTAATCAGACTGATGAAGTTCTTTGATCTACAGTTATTTAAGATGATCAAAGACTTTGTACCTGGAAGAGTAAATATTAGTACAGGTATTCTAATCAAACCTCATGTATTGGATAGGAGTAAGATACATCTTCCACATCCAATAGTAACACAACATGAATACTCTTCTTCTATTGATATGGTAGAAGTAGAAGGTACAGAGGGTAATGTTATTCCTTTTGAAGAATCTACCACTCACACTATTACTTTGAGTAATAAGACAGGATCTATCTCTAAAGTTATTGATGACCAGTCACCTCTATTGAATGGTGAGTTAGGAGGAACAGAGTTAGTATTATCAGATGGTAATCTAAACAGAGACAACTACTACAAGAAATCTTCAATACCAGATATTAGATACAATGTTACTAAAGATTTTCTAAGTGATGTATCAAATATCAACCCTGGAGGCGCAGTAGGAGTAGATCCTCCACCTGTAGATGATCCTTTAGTTGTACCAGAAGGAGGTTTAGAGGTTACTTATCAGGTAGTAGATACCCTTCCACCATCTCGTACTGCACTTCATTTAAATATTCATAAGATAGATGCAAATGGTGTTGATAGATCTGATAATATTAAGTATGCAACCAAGATAACAGTTGCAGGTAGAGAGTTCACAGTAGAGGATATCATTGAATATCCCTATTACTTCTTTATTGATGTTGTAAATGTAACTGGATTATCTAATGGTCAAACTGTACCAGTTGGATTAAGAGGTATTTTATTAGATCCTTTTGTTGTAGATAAGTTCTACAACAGTGATTACAATGTTACTTTGAACAATAGTGAAAAGGATAGGATATCAAACAAGTTTCACAAAGTAGATAGAACAAAGGATATTTTACCTCAGAACTTAGAAAGTATCTTAGCAGGATCTGCAACCTATGCAAATATACAAGATAGTAACTATGCTTCTAAAGCATACACTGGTATTAGGTATGATGGAAGTAGATTAGTAGGTCAAGAGTTGAATGAATACACACCAGGAGATACTTCTATTGGAAAGAAACCTGTAATAGAGTTGATGTCCCACTATGTAGGTTATGTAGAATCTGCTGAAACATTAGATCCTTTAGTAGCTAATAAGACTCAATACTCTGCCAAGTATTTATTTGACTCTGAAGAAACTGTTATCGATACTGCAGTAACACCAGATGCTTACCTATTCCTCACTCACAACTTCCCTGAGAAGAGTACTGTAAGGGTACAGGTAGAGGATCCTTTATTCAATGAAACAAACAACTACTATTTAAACAGTGATAGAAAGGTATTCAAGAGTGGAAAGAGAGCAGAGTACATAGGAGGAACAGAAACCACATTAGGTAACTTCACCTCCTCAGTATACTATCCAGCAGCAGGTAATGTAAGTGATTACACCTTATACGCAACAAGCACTACTCTACAACAAGATGTTGCAAATCTTGGAACAGATCTAGTATTTGGAACTGTAGATGTAGAAGGAGATAGTAGTGCAATGAGTTACAACAGTACTACTGGAGTATATACCTTCAATGAAGATACAAATGCTAATGTCCAGTTTATTGTAAGAGGAATAGTCGACAACAACTCCTCCTCTCCCTCTCCTGACACTGTAACATTAGAACTTTTACTGGGAACTACAGTTATTGAAACCATCAGTATTGAAGTAGCTGATAGTGATGAGAAAGAAATCTCTCTTATATCCTCTTTCAGGAATTTTGCAAACACTGATGAGATAAAAATCAAACTATACGCTGAACATCCAACTATTCAGTTACTGCCAGGAGCAACATTAGAAGCAAGACAATCTCCTTCTGCTCAAATAAGAGTATCATCAGAAGGTCTATGGTTTCCGCATACTGCTCTAAATCAATTGAAAGCAACAGCACAATTGATGACTGTTTACGGAACAAGAATTCAAGCTACAAATAACGGATCAACCATGCCACCTGCTACACTACCTTACACAGTAGAAATAGGAGATGAGTTTAGATTCAATGGAGACGAACAATACACCTTACTAGTAGTAGGAACTTCTACTCACAATTCAAGAGTAGTAGTAGAGTTTGATAAAGATATTCCTTCATTCTTTAATCTAAATGAATTTACACATAGAAGATATGTAGATGATTCTTCAAGTATTATTTTGAATCAAGCAAAGAATCCTGGAATCACTTCACCAATTTATGTATCTCCAAAATACATAACTCCAGAACTAAAAGGAAGAGCTGGAGAGGTAGTAAAAGACTTAAAGAGTAAAAATCTGATATAACCCAATATTTATAAAATATATAATAAAACCTTTGCAATGGCATATTTAGACAATTCAGTAGTAACAGTTGACGCTATCCTAACTAAGAAGGGTAGAGAGTTGATGGCAAGAGGAGATGGATCTTTCCAAATCACTCAATTCGCATTAGCTGATGATGAGATTGATTACACATTATTCAATCCTTCACATCCATCAGGTTCTGCATATTATGGAGAAGCAATTGAGAATCTTCCTTTACTAGAAGCATTCCCAGATGAATCACAAGTAATGAAGTACAAGCTAACCACTTTACCGAGAGGTACTGCAAGGTTACCTATTATTGCTTCTGTATCTAATGTGGTATTGAAACAAGGACAATCCCAAGCTATTACTCCTGAGACTTTGAACTACTTAGGTAACAATAATACTACAGAGAATAATGGTTACATTTTTACTGTAGCAGATGTAAGGGTAGCAAGTCTTTTCACTGGAGTAGGTATCAATACTGATGAAGCAACAAGATTGAATAACATAACTACTTTAGGTACTAATGTATCTAAGACAGTTATTGGAACTTCTTTGAATATTACTTCTACTACTGTAAACACTTTATTCGGGGAAAGAGGACAACTAACAACAAGTCTAACCATTATTGGTAGAGATTCAGGAGCGAGAGTTACTGTACCTCTTACTATCAAAAAAGTATAATAAGGTATGTCATTTAAGAGATTCGACGCAGAGGACATTGCAATAAGCGCTGACGCTATCACAGCACCAGTATGGAGTACAGGAGCACCAACACTCGCTACTTTCAAGACCTCTTCTATTCAGTATGCTGCTAAGAACCAGTATCATGTAAATGTATTTCAATCTACTTTCACTGATCCAGATGCAGAGGTACAGTTTGATATCAGTTATGCTGATAAGTTAGGTAGAGGTACTTTACTTTACAATCCATCTGTAGCAGGTAAATCACCCTCTTCAACCATCTATGGTCAGTACAGAAGTTTAGTATTAGGAGATGAAGATTCAGATTTTGTATTCAACGCAGATACTCCCTCTGATAATTTCTATGTTATTTCTATCAACAGATCAAGATTCAAAGAGAAGTTACTACCAGGAACATTCAATCTAACAGTAGGAGGTCTAACCTTGACTGATAACTCAAAAGATGTAACAGTAGTATCTTACAAGGATTCAGGTAGAGTTTACAACGTAGTATCAGGATCTAATGGTTCAGGCGGTTCAGATAGTTATGGATGGTTCTTACCAGATATTGGAACTATTCTATTAGATGCAACAAAACTAGATGCAGATGCAGCAGTAGGTACAGTCAGAGGAACAAATGCTAATAGTGAAAACAGTGAAAGACTTTTTGATAAGATTGTTACAGGAGCATCCTTCCAACTAAACTCAGAAGAGACAATCACTTCAAACTATGTATTTGTTAGAGTTAGAAACTCAGAGTTCAACTACTCTGTAAATCCTTCTAACATTACTGGTTCAGGAGATTTGAGACATGATTACATGATAGATGCACCACAAGCATATGTAACTTCTGTAGGTCTTTACAATGACAATAATGATTTACTTGGAATAGCTAAGTTATCAAAACCATTAGTAAAAGACTTCACCAAAGAAGCATTATTAAGAATCAAGCTTGACTTCTAAATGAATGAGTGCATACACCAAATTAGATAAACAGGATGCTTTCATTACTCCTTACACTGCGTTCAAATCGTGGACTGTAAGGACCAGTAAATTTATTGACTACAACATACAGAAACTAGATGTAGTATCTGGAAGTAGTGATATTATTGGTTCAGGTAGTCAATATGTATCTGGAGATTTATTCTCTTCTATCAATCATCTTTATTACTCTAGGAATCAAGAAGTAACAAGTAGTTATGAAGATTACCTCCAGACTACTTTATTTGAAAGTTCTTCAAGGGAGGTATCTTCTTCTTTAAAGGTTTACACTTTACCAAGGAATCTTTTTGGTACTGGAATCAGACCTGGTAGTTTCAGGATAGTAGGAGAACAAGATGAGATAGGATCTGAAGATGGAAGTTACATTTCTAATGACTATCTACTTTCAGATTACATTGGTATTGAGTTATCCAGTTCAGGAGACTTTACTGGTAGTTTGATTTTATTCGATGACTATGAAGGTAACATTCTCAGATCTGGAACAGGAGAGAAGGTTGGAGATATTATTTACACTCATGGTACAGTCATTATTACTGACAGTCAGGTATCAGGAGAGATAGATGATTTAGATCAAACTCTAATAACAACAGGATCAGGAGGAGAGATACTAGGACAGGGAATGATAACGGAGTGGCAATCTTCTTTACCTATTTACACTCATCACTACAGGTGTAAGGTTACTGAGGATCAGTTGAATCACACTACCAACCTTAGTGCAACAACAGGATCTTCAAAAGTAACTTATGACTCTCTAGAGGTAGACAGTATTTTGAAATCTGAATATTTAGACAATGTAACTGGGAGTAACTTCCAACCTTACATTACTACTATTGGATTGTACAATGAAGCACACGAACTAGTAGCAGTTGCTAAAACCTCACAACCAGTTCCTAAATCTAGGTATGGGGATATGACTTTTGTTGTAAACCTAGATATTTAAACTATTTATTACAGATAAAAGTAATCGAAGAATGGCAATAACACTAAGACAAACCTCAACTGATCCAACTGGAAAAGCTTCAGCGTTGACTCATCAAGAGATGAATGATAACCTAAAGAGTTATTATCAATCCAGTTCTTTATCAGGATCCACTTTAGAGTTACACACTGTATCTGACACACATTCAGTAGATTTATCTTCTCTAGGAGGAGGTAGTTCTGTAGATATTTCTGATTTAAACACTTTCTCAGGATCAGCAGAAGATAGGTTAGACTCCATAGAAGCAGTAACATCTTCTTACCTAACACCAGCAGACACTGGGTCACTTTACTTATCATCATCAGTAGATCAGAACAGGATAACGTTCACACAAGGAGACGGTTCTACTCAGACTGTTGTTATTGAGACAGGATCAGCAGATGATAGTATTACTTACTTCACTGAATCTGTAGTAAATAATATTGCTACCTGGGACACTTCTTTTGATGTAATGCACCTTACTTCTGCTGAAGGTAGAATAGCTATTGAAAGATCTGGTAACTCCAACTGTTACACAGCAACTAACTCAGTAGATATCAACAACACTGGTGGAGATGTAAAGGGATACACACTTTTTGCTGCAAACAACACCAATCACTGTCTAACTACTACTAACGCTACAGCAATCAGTAACTTTTCTGGAAAAACTACAGCTAGTTACAGTATTGCTCTTGGAGCACTCTATTCCAACCTAACAGCACCTCGAACCTTTTTACTAGGAGGAGAATACAATTGCACTCAAGGAACCAATTCTTGTTACTCTGGAGTAGTAGGAGGAGGTAGAAACTGTGTATCTGGATTTAGTTCCATCATACTAGGTGGATTAAGAAATGTAGTAAACACTGCTACTGGTGCTACTCTTGCAGGTGTATGCAACACTGTTCTTGGAACAAGCTCTACAGTAGTAGGAGGTAACTGTAATAAAATCAATAGTGGAACATGCTCCAACATTACAGGTGGTGACCAGAACATACTTACAGCAAACAATTCAATCATTCTATCAAGTAAGAATACATCTCTAAGTGGAGATGCTTCTTTAGTATTTAGTCCTACTTCTACTACAGTTGTAGAAGCAAGAGAGAACATTGCAAGATTTGATGTTACCTTATTAGAGGTATCTGGAGCATTATCAGCATCAGGATTATCTTATCCAACTGCAGACGGAACTGCAGGACAAGTTATTACAACTGATGGATCTGGAGTATTATCCTTCTCAACAATATCTGGAGGATCAACAACAGACACAGGATCCTTTTATGTATCCTCTTCAATCAATGGTAGCTCAATAACTTACTTACAGGGAGATGGATCTACTGAAGTAGTAAATATTCCTGCAGGAGGAGTAGACACAGGATCTTTTTATGTCAGCTCTTCTGTAGATAGAAATGTAGTAACATTCACCCAAGGAGATGGAACAGTAGAAACTATTACCATTGAAACAGGATCAGCAGATGATGTTATTACAGAGTGGATAGAATCTTCTTCAGGTGGAAACTCTACATGGACATCAACCACAGCTCTTGGTGTTTTAGACAGTACTTCACATATGATGAATGTGGGTTCATGTAATGCAACACTATCTGGAGACAGATCTGCAATAGTAGCAGGATGTAAAAACCAGGTTACTTCAGCTGACTCAATAACACTAGGAGGTTGTTGTATTAGAGTAACTGGTAACTGTTCTGGTATTTTGAGTGGTAGGCTGAATCGTGTATCCTCAGTATTTGCTGCTATTGTAGGAGGGTATGATAATACTGTCACTGGTGCCTACGGCTTTATTGCATCATCTGATAACTCTTCGGTATCATCTAATAAAGGTACTATCCTAGCAGGAAATCAAAGTAGTATCGTAGGATCTTCTTTCCAAGCTGTAATAATAGGAGGAACGTCAGTACAGATACAAGGTAGCAGTTGTTACTCTGGAGTATTTTCATCTGAATCTTCTATAATAGATGATTCTCACCGCAGTGCAATTCTAGGTGGACTCAATAACTGTATTAAGAGTAATGCACATTACGGTAGTATTGTTGGAAGTTGTAAAAGCTGTGTCTGTAATTCTAGTAACTCAGGAATATTTGCAGGATCCTCTAACCGGATCGTTGCATCCTCTAATGACAATTTAGTAGCAGGAGGTAGCGGTAACTGCATGAATGGTACTAGTAGATGTAGTGCCCTTTTAAGTAGTGCAAACAGTCTAATATCAAATGGTAGCACTAGTGTTATTTTAGGAGGAGCATCCAACACTCTCTCTGGTAACAACTCTGTTATTCTTGGAGGAATATCTATTACAGAGACAAGAGACAGGGTTACAAGGATTGGTGGAGATTTATTAGAGGTAGACGGTCATTTTTCTGCCTCTGGGTTACTCTACCCAACAGCATCCGGTACTGTAGGACAGGTTATTACAACTGATGGTTCCGGGGTGTTATCCTTCACTACTGTAGGAGGAGGTGGAGCATCTACATTAGAAGGACTAACAGATACTGACCTATCCCCTACAATGGACTCAGGATCGTTGTTGTACTGGAATGGAGATAAATGGATAGCTGATAATACACCTCATACTCTAGGTATTCAAGATGCTAATACTCTAGGAAATGTAGCAACACCAAACACTAATGATGTTATTTTATTTGAAGAAGGAGAAGGTTTAGCAATCTCTTATGATACAAACACAGTAACATTTGATCTTGATTTAGATTTCAGTTCTTCTTATGAAGATGGAACTCAAGCTTCTTCTGTCTGGAGAGCACAGGGTACTGGTACTCACATTAATGCAGTTTTAGAATCAAAAGGAACTGGAGCAACTACTGCACAGGTACCAGACGGAGCAGTAGCAGGAGGAAGCCTTAGAGGAGGATATGCAACAGATTTCCAAAAACTAAGAAATGATGCTAATCAAGTAGCATCTGGTCCTAACTCTGTAGTAGTAGGAGGATCTTGTAATAGAGCATATGGAAATCATTCCTCAGTATTAGGAGGACAGGAGAACATAGCAGGAGGTACATTCAGTACAGTATTAGGAGGGTATCAATCTTGTGTAGGAAGCTCTGGTACTTACAGTACTGCTTTAGGGAATAGAGCTCAAGTCAATGCATTAGGATCTTTCTTATTTAGAGATGGGAGTGGAACTACACCTTACGTACTAACTGATAACAACACTGCAGCATTTGTTGCAAGTAAGTTTTATGTAGAAGGTACTCATGAAGTATCAGGTAGTTCTTTCTCTTCAGTAGGAACACCAGACACCTCAGCAACATCACCTACTTCAGTATCTGTAACCATTGATGCTGACGATCACAACTTCTTCGAACTATCTCTTGCAACAGGAACTACTCATACCATTGGTATTGCAAATGGACAACCTGGACAGACTCTTGTCATCAAGACTGTACAGCCTTCTTCTGGAACGGTAGGATCAGTAACCTGGACAGGTACTACAAACATCAAAGAAGCTTTTGATGCAGACAACACAGTCACTGCTTTGAATGATGCTGAAGATATCTTTACTTTAGTTAGTTTTGGTACTGACTGGTACTTGAACGGTATCAAACGATTCTCATAACATTATGATAGTTCCATTTAGCTTTCAGAAGCGTACAAGGTTATGGCAACCTAATGATGCTCCAGGAATAGTTTCACATTATGACGTAAGTACTTCTGATGGGTATGCTGGTGGAGGACCTTTCTCTCCCATAACTAGTCTTGTAGATTTACAAGGATACAAAGATTTATCACCATCTGGAGGTTCTGTTGTAGGTTTAGGGATCAATCAAAACTCTCTCAGTACTCTTGAGCTAGATGGATCAGTACAATTCCTTGCTTCTTCTACAGGAGATTACTTCACTAGTACTGGAAACCATTGGGCTATCATGGTATGTAGTCCCTTTAGTGTAAGCAACTCTTCTGACTCTATGTGGGCATTAGATGGAGGTTGGAGAGACTATCAGTTTCAAGCAGGTGATGGTGGAAGGTTCTGGGGAGATTTAGCATTAGGAAATGGAAACACTTCTATCACCAATACTGGAAACTTCAATAATCATGAAGGACGCTTTACAATAGCATCAGTTGCATTTGAAAGAGGTGGAGAAGGATCAGATTCTATCACCACCAGACTAACTTCCAATCTAGGAAACTTCAGTAAAACAGGAACTTACAGTGGTCAGATATTCAACTCACATACTTTGAAGATAGGAGCATCAAGAAACAACAATCAGAAGTTACCAATGCACTTTGCAGAGCTACTACTAGTAGCCTCAACACCAGGAGAGGTAAGTGGAGACTTCACACATTTAGAGAAAGCAGAAGGTTATTTAGCACACAAATGGGGATTAGAAGGAAACTTAGACAGTTCACATCCTTACAGGAACACCCCACCAACAAAACAAGATTAGAATATTATGGCACTAACTCCAGAAAACTGGAGGTACAAGGATCAACTCATCACAGAGATTTCAGACATGCCAGAAGGCACTTATGGATTCATCTACAGAGTTACCCACCTCCCAACCAAGAAGAAGTACATAGGAAAGAAGGTTCTCTTTTTCAAAAGAAATGTAAAGTTAGGAAAGAAGGAGACTGAACAGTTGAAAGAAGAGAGAAAGTCTCAAGGGATAAGAGGAAGGGTACCTGGTAAGAAAGAGGTAATCAAGGAATCTGACTGGAAGACTTATTATGGATCACAGACTGAGATCAAGGATTTAGTTAAAAAATCTAAACCTGAAGACTGGAGTAGAGATATTCTTTATTTCTGTTCAAATAAGAAGATGTTAACTTACTGGGAGACAAGCTACTTATTTAAAGAAGATGTTCTAAGAGATCCTGATTATCTTAACTCAAACATCGCAGGAACGCATTACAGAAAAGATTTTAAATAATGGCAAGAGTAGTAGGTGGTTTACTAAAATCAGATAAACCAAAGATATCGAGACCAGGTGTACATTCTAAGAAGAGAACTTCAAACCACAAGAGTTCCAGTAACTACAAGAAGAAGAACAGGGGTCAAGGAAAATAAAGTTGTTTATTAGAATAATATTCCTTATCTTATCATTATGGATTCATACACAGATTTATTAGACAAGTACAGATTTGACTCTGACTGGACATATGTTGGAAGGGGACAGAATGGATCTGTTTACAAGAAAGGTAATGAAGTAATAAAGATCACTACTGATGAAGTAGAGATAGAACACGCCCAAAAGGTAGATGGAAAACAATATCCTTCTCTAACACCTATCTATGATTTAGATATCAAGGAAGAGAGTTTAGGTACTTACAAGATGCCGATTATGAAACCAGTACCATCTACTGT